GCCACCCATACGTGCGAGTCAAAGCTCACGTCGTACTATGAGTTGTAGTTCCGTCCCTAAGGACCGTTCTACTAAACAAGCCCGCTGTACTGCAGCAGGGTCAGTTAGAAGAGCTCTCGACCGAGCAGTCAGTATCATCTTCCTCGAGTTCAGACTCGAAGGTGAACCTACCCCTTTGATTGGGGCTGACTGTTCGGCGTTGCGCCGGAACTTTGACCTTTACGTCGCCAATTTTCCTAAGTTGATACCTAGGAAGAAGAGGCGGCAGGGACTTACGTCATCTCGATTGTCTTCTGCTCTTAAGAGTTGCAAGAGAATCTTTGATGTACAGTGCCCTGCCTGCGATAGAATCGCCGGCGAATTGGCCAAGGAGAAGTGGGCGGAGTTTGCGGAACGCGATGTCGTTGAGCCTCCCTGCAGTTGGTCGTTCGACCATCTGTGGGAGCTTAGGCGACACGTCCGCGAACTTTCCGCCGGTTGGGGGACGCGGCTCCAGGCCGCTAGAAAGGAGTGTGAGGTGCAGTTTTTGGCACCTAGAAGAGGCGTTTACATCCCTGACCAGCAGGGATGCCTTGAAGCCAGTAGGGCTGCAGGAGGAACCTTATCAGTTCATCCTGACAGTTGCTCGCGTGATGATTCTTTGGTTCGACTTGGCGTTGCCAAGACCAAAGGGAAACTTAGAGTTGTCACCATGCAGAGCGCACGCGTCAAGCGTGTACTGACTCCCGTGCATAACGCCTTGTACGATCATCTGTCGGACTACGGATGGCTCGTACGGGGTGATGTAACGAAAGATGACTTCCTTAAAGTTGTTAACGACGTACGCGGCGGCGAAGAGCTTATCAGCGGGGACTACAGTTCCGCGACTGACAAGATCTATCTTAGCGCTGTTGATACGATAGTTGACGTACTTTGTGAAGACGAGAGTCTTTCTCTTGAGGAGAGGACGGTCCTTCGAGGATCTTTCCGAAATCTTAGGTGGGTGACCACGTTGTGTTCACCACGCCGACAGATCAAGAGAGGCTCGATGATGGGTAATCTTGTCAGTTTCCCGTTATTGTGTCTCCTCAATAAGTCCTGTTTTGATATCGCCAGCGATATCGGGAGAGGCTTCGGCGAGAACCGAGTAGGTAGGTTTAATGGAGATGACTGCATGTTCGCAGGAGACCGGAAATTCTTTAACTTCTGGAAGGAAGTGACGAGAAGTTACGGACTCGACGTGAATGTGGAGAAGACTGGGATTTCCAAGAAGTGGGTAGAGATCAACTCTCAGCCCTTCTTTGTTCGTACCGGTCACGTTGTCTCCAAACCCGTTCTCTCTTTCTTGAGACCTTGTCGCGAGGATCAGGGTGATTTTCTAGGGGAAACTCTCAGAGGCATTGAGTCCTTTCGTCCAGCCGTCAGGGCTTGGATTTTGAACGTCGTTGCCAGACGAGAGATAGCTCTTCGCAAGATAGAGCTTTCTTCCCTTAGTCGTCACACCTTTGGACTCCTCATTCGAAGGTCGTGGTTTCGCAGGGCCCTTGGGGTAGGTCCTGCGCCTCTACTCGAAAAGGGAGAGAAAAGAACTGTTCCTATGGTTGTCGGCCCTCCTCCTAGGAGTTGCCTTTATCCATTGGTGGACAGGATGTCGAGAGGTGTAGCCCTTGATTTTCGAAAAACTTGGGTCGGCCGGTCTCCTAGGAGAGTGGCTGAGACCTTTGTGGATCGGTCATCTTGGAAAACACTCGATCGATCATTTCTCCCTTCACATTCTCCTTACTTTCTTCGAAAGGTTCATAGGGGTCCTAAAAAGTGGACTTTCTGCTGGCCTAGGCCAGTTTGGGAACACTTTGTTAGGTGGAATGAGGAAGGCTTCAACGTCTTTCTCTCTTCTGTCGACCAGTTGTCAGAGTGGGTAGACGATCATCCCTTTTTACAGACCTCTGTCTGTGTTAGGTTTGGCGTCTCCACTCTACTTGGACGAACCCCTAATGGATTCAATCGAGTCTCTCCGCCCACCCACCTTCTCCCGTGTGGTCCAGCCAACATGGGGTTCAACTAAGCTGTAGCGCCGGGCTAGGCTTATCGTAGGAGGGAGTCGACTTCTAGTCGAGCGTCCGCACCCGTTGCCATGGTTTTCGTGGTTGGCGACCGGAGGGGAGGGTATATCCTGACCTTGATGTTAGTAGGCCGGAACAGGCATTATCACCACCTGCGGGTGAATGGTTTTGTCATGGTAGGAGACGTGGCTCGTGTGAACTTTGTTGATCCGTTGGCGCTTACTCTTGATTGAGTCAGCGGCGGGACTTGTCCCAGCGGATTTTCACTGATTGACCAGACTGGTAACAGATCTGGTACTGCACGGTCTCAAGACTATCCAAGGTGCGAAATATTCAAGGAAAGGTGAACCAAACTAACCGGAAAACAGTTTCTTCGTGAAGTTAGGTAGAACCAGGCCCGAAAGGGGCTGCGGAGCTATCCTACACGTAGACCTAAAGTTTTGGGTGTTTGTGTGTCGTTAGACGTGTCGACGACCATGGGAAACCTCCTCATGGCCCACTCTTCGGAGACCCAGTCCAGCTGGGAGTTAACGCGAAAGCGTGGTTGCGCG